TAGTTTTCTTGATACTTGGCTCTGTCAAAGCCCTTACGAAAGCGGCTTTCTTTAGATACAATCGCTTTCCTAAAAACTACAGGGTTATTTTCACTTCCAATGGTTGCCATATTCTGTACCTTTATAAATTAAAGGATCGGGGGCCTTTTACAGCCCCCTTACCAATTAGTCTACGCCGTAGAAGGCTGATACCATCGCGTCACCACGAAGTACCTTAGCGCCATATACATGAAGACCACGTACAATATCACCAAAGCTATCTGGGTCACGGATGACCTCAGTGCTAGTGATAGTCTGAGCAGTAGCAGTAGCTGACATGTGACCAGCAAGACACTTACCAGCAGCATTAGATGCAGCAGCAATGTTGTTAGTCTTATACATATCAAAGCCACGTAGCTTACCAGAGCTTACCAACCCATTACGGATTGAACCCTGTCCTGCATTGTAATCCACTGACAGAAGCTTAGAAGAGCTTTGTACTAGGATTTCATAGAACTCAGGAGATGCCAAGAACCAGCGACCTTCTTCAGGTACGTTCTGTTCGTCAAGAAGACGAGCCATACGAGAAAGAACATCAATAGGATCATGCTCTGAAGAGCCGAAACCGATATCCAAGTTACCAGTACCGTCGAAAGTACCAGCAGCGAGGTCAGTTGCATTGTCAGAACCAAGAATATGGTTAGGACTAGAGGCAGACACGCCAGCGAACATTGAAGCAATGACACCTGTATCAAAAGCATCACGCAGAGCGTAAGCAGCTGAAGAAGTGGCTACGTCACGGAAGTTTACATGTGACATGTTTGTTTCAATATCATCAACAATGAACTTGAATGCGTTAGCAGTATCAATAACAAGAGTAACTTCTTGGTCGGTCAAAGCTGTCTTTGTTACGTCTGCGCCACGCTCATACTGGTAAACAGTAATTTCGGGTTCTTTGATGATTCGTACACTATCACCGAATGCTGCAATTTCACCAGCATAATCCGTGTTCGTAATAGCTTCTGCTACTGACGACTTACGGAAAAAGTTCAGTACTTGTTTTGAATATACTTTTGGTAGGAAAAACGAGTTAGTTTGTCCTGCTACACTGTTACCAAAGTTACCATTGGTGTCGGTGCCTTGCTCAAATAGAGCGTCTGATACGTTAAAAGCCATTTAAAATTACTCCTTAAAGTAGAAAGATTATCCTCTACGAACTCTTCCTTCGATCATGGCTAGGTTGATTTCTTGTTCATACCTATCAAACTGATCAATGGACATTTTCGCTATTTCGCCCTCTGTCCAAATCCTAGCTTCTTTAGAATCTACATTTGTTGTTTTAGTAGATACTATGTCAGCAGCAGAGCCTTGACTTTGCTTTCGATTTGAACGTTTCTTTTGAGTAGTTTGTCCTTTACCTGTATCTAGCTTGTAAAGATCTAACGCTTTAATTGCTAAACCAACATCATCAGGATTGTCATAAATCCAAGCCTGAATTTGATTCGGTTGATCTTTCGCCCAGTCGTGAAAGTTATCGTCACCTCTGATTGTGTCAAAGTCTGGATGCCTTTCTTGTAGAGCCGTTTCAGCTTCTCTCGCTGCAATCTGTGCTTCTCTGCCTTCAATGACAGAAAGTTTAGAACGCAACGTTTCCACTTCTTGTTGGCTACGCATATGAGCTACAGTTTCTACCGTATCATACAGATCAGGATACTCTTCTCTAAAACGATCTAAGTCCTCTTGAGACTTTGGAGCTTCGTACACAGGTTCAGACGCTTGAGTCTGTTCCAACATGTCCTGCTCTTTTCGTTTAAATTCGTTAAGTTTCTGATCATAATGTTTCTTTAGGTCGTCGTAACGCTTCTTATAGTTAGTACTGGGTTGGCCTTCATCATCATCAGAAGGGGCCTTTTTATTACGGGTAGCCTTCTGCTGTTGAGGTTCGTTATCTTCTTCATAATATAAGCTTTCACCTGCATTGTTTGAGGGCTTTGAAGGCCCTTGCTTGTGCCACGCTTTACGCGCATTATATGGATTGGATACTTCTTCCTCTTCGTGTGCCTGTTCGGACATTCTACTCTCCTTTCTACGGGGCTTGTTTCTTTCAAGGTAGCCTATTTCAAACGTCTTTAGAAATGGGTGCTTGTACTACAAGGTAGCCGTACTTATTTTATTTTATCGGCGGTTTCCCATAAGGCTGGGCATTTGCTTTAAGCTATCTGGGATCTGATTAGAACCTAACATAGTTTTCTCTCTTAGGTATTCATCTTCCTCCTGCTCTGGTTCCTCATATAGTCCATAAGGATTATTAAGTAAACCTCCTTGGGCGTAACGCGCCATACCTCCACTAGATTTTCGTTCAGCATCATCCATCATTACTTGAAGATTATCTGCACCGATCTCACTAGTAGCTTCTTCAGTGACCACAAACTCTCCATCGCTTAACCGCGCAGGAATAGAATCTGATACACCTGTTCCGGGGCCTTCAACTTCTCCAGCCCCAGAAAACTCTGATGCAGTCGTTATGACTTTATCAAAGATGTCACTAAGCATTGAATCTGATTCCAATACTCCTATTAAATACTCTTGTTCTGTCTCGTCTAAAGACTGACCTAGCACTTCCTCTAGATAAGCTCCTTCCATTTCATCATCAGGGAGCTGCTCTTCTGAAGCTGTTGCCTGTTCTTCTGGTGTAAAAGTGTCTACAGGTTCTTCAGGAGGCATCATAGACTCTTCTTCTTCTAGAGCCATCTCAGGTGGTACAAGCATTGAACCGCCTTCTGCATATTTTTTCTTATTCATCATACTTTCTCTCCAATTCTGATTTTACAATGTCTTTTAGATTCTCTAATTTAGCCAGAGAACTCAGCTTCCCCTGACTGCGGAACAGCTCCAGTTCCGATGTTGCCACCGCCAGTACCTGTTGCTCCAAGGTCTTGAGGCTGTTGAGGTACTCCTTCAGCGGGAGCCACATCTCCGGGTTGTTCACCAGCGGGGCCAGCTTCCGGGCTAGTTGCTTGTCCAACATTGTTTTGCATCCCTATAATTTGAGCCATTAGTGCTGCTTCTTCTGGATTGTTGATCAGTTCGTCTGGATCAAGGTCAAGACTGTAAGCTAGTTCACTAATAAGCTTGTTCATTTTAATGAAAGGCGCTATAGCAGGGTTCTGAGCAGTTTGTAAGAACATAGTAAGACGTTGACTACGTACTTCTTTCTGCATAAGGCTATTAGTACCTGTTGCTTTTACTTCTAAGTCCCCTTTAACGTTTAACTTAGACTCTAGGAACTGCATGTTCCACTGAAAGTAAGACTCTCCCATTGGTTTTAGTAAGAAATCATCAAGATTCTTAATAACTGTCTTAATATTAAGAGATGCAGCACCCAGTAGCATAGACATACCAGATGCAGTACGCGTCATACTCTGTACACCTGTCTGACCGTGCGAATAACTAGGTATACCTGTCTGTTCATCAGCTAACTGACGGAACTTATCAAACATCATCATGTTTTCTTGTGAAGTATTAGGGAATTTCAAGCCGTTAATAGCTGTTCCGGGCATACCTGCTTGTCTTCTAAAGACTTTGCCGGGATAAATCTCCATGCTTTGACCGCTTACTAAGGCTGTTTCGTCTACATCAAAGACAAGAGAACCTGAAAGAGCTAGATTGTCAATAGCCATACGCGCATGACCATTCATGATCCTTTGAGAGTCATCCATGTTCTCTGCAACGCCTATACCAAAGAAACTGTAAGGGTTACGTTCGTAGGGGAAGGCGTGATAAGGAAGTCTGAAGGGTGTAAAAGGATTAACAACTGCTCGTAGCATCTGTCCATTACAAATCCAAGCATTTACTTGTACTTCGTCTAGATCGTCTACTTCATCAGGTATATCCATACCGACTTCACGAGCGTACTCAGCATCAATAACGCCCCAGTACTCTAGTACCTCAAACTGACCGCCGCCTTCTTCACTAGTACGGTGATCATCTTTAAGCTCTTGCTCATAATCTTTTTCTTCGTAGTTAGGGCCTAAAGCAAGAGCCTGTCTAATAGCATCTTTATCGAAGTAAGGCATTCTAGCGAGTGAACGTATCTTAGTACGGTTCATCCTGTGACGATGAAAGACGTACTCTGCTTCGTTTATGTTGGTAGCGTTAGGATCTGGGAAAAAGTCCCATATACTTACAAACTCAATACGAGGGACACGTACATCAACAGGTTTATGTGTTCTGTTACCTTCGTCATCCTCTTCCCAACGGTTTAAAGTTTTGTTGAAGTTGAAAGGGCCTTTAACAATGCCTGTTCCAAAAAGAGCCGACTCGAAAAGCGCGTTACGTATTTCACTAGCACCGTTAGACTCTTCAATTTGATCGTGTATAAGCTTCTCTAAACGTCTTGCAGCCTCTTTAGCAGGGCTGACCTGTATGCTTTCAGCTGTTATAGCAGGGCCTTCAGTAAGCTTCTCTGCTCCTAGTACTTCAAGAGGGACATCAGCAAAAGTACCTGAACCGTAAGTAGCCCCTGCCTTTAATACTTTACCGTCACCAGAAAAACCAACATCAAAAGGGTTCTCTTCTGTGTTTTCTGTGTTTTCTTTGTCTTCTTTCTTTTCGGTAGTCGTTTCTAAACCCGGTAAAGGGTTCTGAGGATCTAGATGAGCATACTCGCTAATACCTTCTGGTACTTTTGTTTCAGCAACACCGATAGGAAACTTGTTACCACCGAATATAACATCAACAAGCTGTCCGAAGGCTGCTAGAACTTTAGTCTTTGTAACTTTGACGAAAACTCTAGACTTCTCTGATTCACGGAAACGGACGTTCTTACCGTACAGACCACGATAGTTGTGATAAGCAGTAAGCCATCTTTGCTCGTCCAAGTCTCTAGCACTTTCAGCCTGTTCGTAACGATCCATAAGAAGACCAACGAAATTAATACGCAGTGACTCTTCTAGCGTAAGCTGGAGGCCGTCTTCGTCTTCGACTTCTTCAAAATATAAGCCGTTAGATGTAAGGCTGTTGTCTGAACTCATTTATTTTCCTTAGCAAACCATAAACTCTGTTGCAATGTTGTAGTTAAAAATACACAGAGTCCTGTTGAGTTAACAGAACCCTGCGTTAACTAGCTCTATAGTTCTTGGAACCTAGCAATATAAGTAACAGTCGTAGCAGCAGTTGCTAAGTCAGCACCAATAGGTCGCAGAGTAACAAAGATATTACGTGCTCCTGCACTGTACAAAGCTGCTGCAATTACGATAGCTTCTGTAGTGGCTGGGCCACCTTTAGGGCCGATACCTGTTGTAGCAAACTGGTTGGCTGCTTTACCACTAGCATTTGAAATGATATTCAAAGGCACGTTAGCAGTCCAAGTTACAGCAGCACCACCGTCATCTAGAAGAGCTGTAGCTGCAAGTAGCTGTGCGCCAGCAGATGCAGTACCAATAGAGATGTCTAGGTCATTACCTGAAGAACCAGCTGTAACAATGTTACCTGCTGGATAAGCAATCAAATCTGTTAGGATTGTACCTGCTGGCTGTGCGATAGTAACGATAGTATTTGTATCGTCAGTTACGGCAATAGTACCAGTAGTCACTTTGACTTCCTGAAGAGTTGTTACTTGTTGTGTAGGGTTAGTAGTTTCTACGCGAGATGCAAGTCCTCTTACGTCACCTGTTTTTGCTGAGTTACGTCCTGTATCTCTAATATTTACTGCTGTCATTTTAAAATCCTCGATTAAGTTATATAATTATTTTACTACTAGTTAGTAGCCGAAGTTTATTATTATTAGTATCCAAATTCCGAATCAACAGGAGTATAAGCTTGTTGCATTCTTAGACTCCTTAACTGTGATAACGGATCATTTACTCTTGGCCTAGACATAATAAGATACCGTAAGGCATCGTATGCGTGGTCAGGAGCGTGTGTATCAACATCTTCAGGATTAGACTTATCCAAAGGAATACCTTGAAGTTCACGTATCAGGCTAGGACAGCTGCTAAATATCTGTATTCGTGGTCTGCCGCTTTGTTGCAACCTTAGGTATTCGTGTATTTGAATCTTACCCTGTATTCTATTCTTATCTGCTCTTCTTAACTTGTGACCCTGCCTTAAGAGCGTTTCACCTACAGTAGGGCCTGTAGTACCTGTTCTATTCCATGCTGCTGTGTCTAAAACACCTTGCACTGACATCGGGTCTTCTAGCTCCATCTCAGTTATTTTGTATCCTAAGTCTTCCCCTGTTAACCCCTTTTGATAGAGTTCTCTATAAATAATAAGAGTACCATCGCTAGGGTCTAATGCTCCCCATACACAGGCAGATTCACTAGCATAACCGTAGTCAACTCCTTTAACTCTGTCCCAGTTTACCGGGATCTGGAAAGGCGGTATTACATGCTGGTCTCTATTAAACTCGGTAAAAGCTGCCCCCTCGTTAACGTCCCAGTTACCTTCTAGTAGTTGCTTGCGTTGTGTAGGGGGCAAGGCTTTAAGCATTTGCTCATACCGTCCATCTGTTGCCAGATAGGGGTTGTCTTCTAGACGAGCAGGTATAAACTTTCTTGTTAAACCATCTTTACCTAAAAAGCTTTTATCAGGCTCTGAAGGTGTAATATATCTGTTCTTTACCCAGTGAGCGCCTACACCACCGGGGTTAGCCGTACAGCGCATATAAGGCTCTATCTCGCTGTCTGTTGTCCGTAGTCGCGATGCTAAGTAGTTCCAAGCAAACTCTGTAGGAAGGTGAGTAATCTCATCAAAACCAATCCAACTATATGCTTGTCCCTGATAGCGATAAACGTCTGCATCTCTTTCTAAGAAACCAAACTCTACTTTTGCACCGCTAGGGAAGTTCCAAAGCTTTTCTACTTCCCTATATTTACAACCGGGAAATGCTTGGGGATATAATTCCCTTGACTTATCTATCAGTTCTCTTAACTCAGGCATAGACCGCCTGATTATCAATGCTCTGTGTGCAGACCTGTGTGCGTATCTGAGAGGGTCTACAAGCATCGCATAGGACTTACCACCCCCTGCTGCACCTCCATACAGTACATCCGTCTCAGCGGCTGCTAGGAACTCTGTCTGGGGGCCTTCATTAGGCGAGAAGATAACATTATCTTTTACCTCTTCCTGAAGTAACTTAGGGAAGTCTTCTAAAGAAACAACTTTCCCTTCGTTTGTTACAGCATCTTCGGGTTCGTCCAACTTTTTAAAAGCTTTAGTACTTGTTTTTAATTTAGATCTTTCTTTGCTAAGCTTTCTTTCCAGAAGATCTACGTTCTTTTTAGTTGTAGTAAGTTTTTTCTTAGCACTTCTCTGAGCTTTTACTTCAGAATGGAAATTGTATTGTCGGGTTTTCTTTCCTGCTTTCTCTAAGTAGTTGCTTAAAGTCTGATGAGAGATCTTTATATCCTCTCCTAACTGGCTTTTGAGATAGACTATCCCTTCTCTTAAAGAAGGTATCTTCTCTTCCAGAAGCTTGTTGATGGTATCTTCTAAAGCCTCTAGATACCCCGGTATAGCTTCCAGCATGTTTGTTTCTTTATTAGCTTTGTAACCAAAAGGGACTACGCCTCTTCCTTTGGGCTTAGTCTTCGGGAACAAAGTAATCGCCGTTCTCAATCGTTACAGGGGCTTTAGCTGGTAAGATAAATAAAGAACCCTGTGAGTTATCTACCTTGTGGTTCACATCAATACGTTCTGCTTTACCTAGTCCAATCCTGTCTAGGATCGTCTGAGCAGCCTGTATCTTGACGTTTGACTGTGGAATAGAATGTTCTGATTCCATCACTTCTACTAGTTTAAAAGCGGCTTTAGGTGCAGACTGTGCCAGTACATCAGAGGCTAGATCTATCATCTCTTGTTTAAGTGCTTTAATGACTTGAGGATAGCTTCCTTCGGAATAACCTGCTAGTTCTGCTGCTTGCTTTGGATCACCTCCTGTTTTTAGTAGGTTTTCTAAAAAACTCAGCTGTTTATCTGTGTACTCACGTTCTGTTTTTTGCATGTTTCTCGGTAAGTACTTAGATGTGTGTGTTGTCATAACCAGTCAGTATACACCTGAATTACTCTCTTGTCAAGTCTTTTCTTACTTATTTTAAGTAACAAGCAATGCTGCAACATTCACTCATTCCTGAAGGAATAAACCGTTAAAAGTTGTATTTTCCTTTATTCTTAAAAGAAAACAAAAAGAAAAGGTTAAAGTACTTGACAAACCTGTAATCTGAGTGTATACTCTGTAACGTAGTTAACAGCTTCTAGAGTAATAACACAGAGTCTCTAATCAATATAACAACAATACTAAAGAAATATAGCGGCTTTTAAAAGCTTCTAAATAGAGAGCGCAAAATACTACCCCTTCCCAAGCAAACCCCCCTGCTCGTCCCCTTTTACGGCTTTTAAAAGTCCTTTAGACAACCCTTCTTAGGTTGTTTTTTTTGTTATACCCCCTTATAGCGCATCCTTCCCTAATATTCCCACTATGTTGACAACTTGAAAAAGCTGTAAAATGTACGTGTTTGTATGTACCCCCACCGGGGGGGCCATGGCCACCTGCCCACCCCTGTCAAGCTGCTAAAAGCTGCACCATCTGGCACAATCTAAGCCTAGAATAATGACGCGACTGTTAAAAGCTGTTAGCAGTTGTTCAAAGGCTAACGAGAATGGTTCGCATTACCTTTGAATCATGGACAATCTGGTAGAAGCTTTTAAAAGTGTAAAAATGTATAAGATTGGCATGATTCTTGCGTTAGTATTCAAACTGTTACAAGCTTTGCAATGTATTCCAATATGGAAAGATTAATCATTCCTATCAGGAATAGATAAGCTTTTAAAGAAACCCTTTACCCAATTCTAACGCCTCTCTGAAACGCTTCTAAAAGCTTTTAAAAAAGAGATACTAGGCTATCAATTCTTAACTCGATCCGGTGCGCATCTTCTGATAGCCTTAGATTCTTGCAAGCAATACCCGTGCCAACTATTAAAAAGTCTTCTAGCACTGTATGGATGTACAGCTGTCAAGTCTTTTCTCGCCTTATTTCTTCTCCCTTTTCTCTCCATTATTCCCCCATTTAAAATTCCATTAAACCTCCATTAGTCCTCCAGTACATCTCAACTCTTGATCTCTAGTATGTCTCTTGTTCCATCAATAAAACAAAAACGTTATTAACTTACTTATAAAGGATTACGACATGAACCATCTTGAATCAGCAATTGAAGAAACAGGCTTTAACCCTTTGGCATTTGCTTGTGTTATATCGGGAAACGTTAGAGAAATTCTTAGGGAGTCATTACAGCGAGAGCAGCATGACTACATTGTAGAAGCATACGATTCTTTAGCAGACGACAAAAAAGCATTAGCGGTTTTACGTGCTACACTTTCAACAGTCTCAAAAAAGCTTTACGGATTCGGATTGACTGTAGAAGATCACAAGCTTGTACAGGCAAAGACGAGAGCAAAGAAATCAAAGCCTGAAAACCTACTGTTAAAGATGGCTAAAGACTTCTCAAACGAGATGGCTCAAGATAAGCAAGATAAGATCATAGCCCTAATGGTTGAGCTATCAAGCTAGAAAAGAATGTGGCGGTGAGATGCCGCCTCTTTTTCTTGAGTCTTATAATTTAGTTATAGGCTTCAACAAAAAGGTACAAGCTATAGTAGCCCTATAGTTCAAGCTCTTTAACAATTAGCGTAAGCCGTGAGGCGATAGGTAGTGCGACAAGGTGAAACCCTTTAGCAACCTAATCAATTATTTTGATAAAAGTTGAGGTCTGTTTATTTTGGTTAGCACCCATCAAGACAGACCAAATATAAGAGCATTCTTTTCGAGTGTTTTTATATGGCAATTTTCCGTGCGAGAATTGTGTTATCAACTGTTATAACTAAATTATAAGGAATATAAAATGGAATATGTACACCTATTCAGCGCATTGATATTTGCAATATTTTTAGTTTATTTTTTTACTGATGGAGACGACAGATGAGAGGAAGCAATAAGATCATGAGAAGGGGCGGCAGTGAATGGCATCTAGAACAGTCAGACGACGATTTAAAGTATGAAGGTGATGGAGGTAGTGTTTACAATTGGAGAGATCCGAACAAGATCAAGATTGTAGACTGTGATACGGCCTTCAGTACTCTTGATGTGGACGATATAGATTCCTATATGTATATGTATACGATGGAAGGTGAGCACTACTTCAAGCACGAGGTTACAAGAGACTACCTAAAGACTAAAGAGGTATAAGATGCGTAACGCTATAATTAATTATAAGAAAAGACAGGCACTAGAAGACTACGCTTGGATAGCTGGTTGCGGAGGTACTGAAAAGCCTTTCGCTTTGAGAGGTAAGAAGTACTTATACATGTGGAACTACGTTACAAAGACCCACGGCTACTACTGTATTACAGATGATGTATTTGTTAAACAACTAAGAGGATATTAACATGTATCAACAACACGCTACAAAGATTCAAGATTATGCACAACGTGATGCTTCAAACATGGCTGACGTTTGTATGATGGTGTCCCTATCTATCCAACAGAATTGGTTAGGCGTAGGCGAGATGTTGCAAGATGTTAGAGTTAACAAGGCTGATAGCCCCTATCTATGGGGCTTTAAGAAGGACACTTATAATTATATTATAGCGAACAAACACAAGATACACGGACAGATGATGGCTGTTATCAATAGTAATAAGAGTGACGATGATAAAGCGTTGTCTCTTATGAAAGTTTTTCTAAGAGTACCCGGTCTTGGATTATCTAAGGCAGGGTTCATGTGTCAGCTATGTGCAGGGTTAGTAGGATGCATGGATGTGCACAACATTAAGCTGTACGGTCTAGATGTTAAAGACCTTACGCTACCTAAAACATTAAAGTCACAAGCAAAGAAAGAGGAGAAGATAAAGAAGTATATAACTATATGTCACGACTACGGTACAGAAAGCCTATGGAATTCATGGTGCGATCATCTAGCTACCAAGTCTGCCAAATGGACTGATGGTTTTCATGTCAGTGAGGTACACTATACTTACCTAACCCAAAGTAATCCGCACATTAGTGTATGATTTTATGATTTGAATGTGCCTATTAGTGCATGATCTATCAACAAACTACAAGGATTTGCATTCCTTTCTGAAACGTGCTACCCTATATTCTCAATATTTGAGACGCTCTACTACAACAACAACTAGGATAAACAAACATGAATAATGTATATAACATGAACAGTCAGCAGCAATACATCGACCTGCTAGAACCTGTAACAGATCTACCAACTATTTTTTCTTCTCCTTTATTATTTCAAGATGAACAAGACTTTTTAAAGAAGGATGATAACAGAAAAGTAATATATACTAACCGTAGCAATGAAGTTATCAACGTAGTAAAGAACGGTTACACTTTTGAGAACAACCAGCCAGAAGATATACTAAAACTATCTGAAGCAACGCTTCTACAATCTGGAATAAATCTAAAAGGTTTACACCGTAAAGTAGATGTTGCTCCTAACGGTTCTAAGATGATCATCCAGTATACTGCACCTGAGTACACCATAGACATTGGTAAAGGTGACGAGACTCAGTTTCAGATATTGTTTTATAATAGCTATGACGGAGTGTGGTGCTTTACAGTTAGAGCAGGTGCAATACGCATGGCATGTCTCAACGGACAGGTATCTGTTGACGACTTCAGTATGTTTAAATCTAAGCATACCCCTTCTATATCCCCCGACCATGCAAGACGTAAGATGGTTGAGTCTATCAAATCCTTTGAAGCTGAGGGCGAGAGGTGGGCGCGTTGGAAATCTAAATCTATTACTAATCGACAAGCCTTTCAACTCTTTGCTGATGCAGCATCCTGTAATTTTGTGTTGACTAGTAAAGATATGAACATTCAAGAGTTGCTAGAACATAAGCAGGTATACAATAACCGTGGCCTTATGTACATGTGGAACCAGTATACTACAGATGAACAGAAGTACCTTGGATCTAATGAATGGGCTGCGTACAACGCGATGACTCACTGGTCTACTCATGCACCACAAGCAAGGACAACGAGTGTTAATACTCAGTTGACTACACAGGTACGTAGACAGGACGCAGTACGCTCTACATGTGCAAGGAGTTTAGCAGCATGAGTATATCAAGCATGAGTATATCAACTGAACGAGCTGCTACTGTGACTAATAAAACTGTCCCTGATTTTATAGAGTGGACGCAATCAATGGAAGGCTCTGACTACGTTATAAATATAGACGGTGAAGAAGTTGATTGCATCTATACAGACAGCGATCAGGGCGCTATTTATATAACTGGTTACTCAGAAATATTCTTAGAGAAAGGAGTCACATTTAGGATGGTTGAAGGTTGTAGCTGGTGTGACATTGATATCAAGGATTTTACAATGATGCTAAATGAAATAAAGGAGTTAAATGCCTAATGAAAATTGATACCGAAGCAGACTTTGTACTTGAGGCTTACTGGATTTCATATAAATTAGTAGATGATGTGGTCAATAAAAAAGAAAAACATATGCTTGCTTGTGTTTCTTGCTACTCCGATTTTACGGATGAAGAAAGAGACAAAGATCAGCTTCAGAAAATGTTAGATTTAAGAGATAACTTTACTAGCCTTTACCGTTATCACCCTGACGGGTACGTAACCGTACAGTTAACTATTAGACAGGAGTTTTTTAACGAATGAAGATTGATATAGAGTGGGAGATGACCGAAGAAATTGGCATTGAGTTTATCAAAGAGTCTTATATAACTTTACGAGAGCAGGTAGCATTAGATAAAGAACTGCTACAATCTTTTCACGATGTCTTTTATTATCTGATGATAGAGGAAAAAGCAGATGAGTTTATTAGTGAGCAGGAGAAAGCTTATGACTAGTTACATAGTTGAAAGCTTTAAGAAAAGCGTACATCTTTGCGTACGTTTCATCCTTTCGGCTAAAGATATCTGGATGGATATTAGAGAAGGGTTGATCACTCATAGAGACGTAGCTTTCTTAGCTGCCTATCTAGTTATTGCCCTTATAATTATATTATTAGCAATGACGGGTATCATGTTATGAATGTATATGCAGTGATGGAAAGCACAAGAATCGATAGCCCCTTTGCGACAAGCAGTGTTATGTTTGTTTATGGCCTAGAAGAGGATGCTATCAAGCGAGTAGCCCAGCTTGAAAAAGACAGAGACGACGAACTTATGCCGAATATAGTTGGTTATTATTATACAATAAAAGAGGTATTGTAATGGATATTAAAGATGTGAAAGACCTACGTAATATCACACTAACAAAGGAAGAGTATGTAAAGCTGGGTAAGATTAATAAGTACCTAACATACATGCCCCTAGACTTCTGGCGAACGAAGGAAGTTACGCGTTATATTATTGAAGAATCTGTAGAGGTGAAGTAATGAACAAGAAAAAACTAACAGATGCTGACAGGACTAACCGCGCTAAACTTTCTTATCAACAGGGGTTCAGTAAAGAAGGTGCTGCATTATTATCTAGGGCTTGGATAAAGCCTGAACCACCTGAACAGTTTACTGATTACACACTAGCAAGTTTTATTAAATCATCAGAAGGATATGACAATGGTTAGCCTATTTAAAGATCTAAGCTATGCACTAAGCGGTGACATGTTCAATACTAATGAACCCGCACCATTCACTATGCCTGAGGGTGATCATGTTGCTACGGTTAAACGCTCTCAGCACCATGAGTATGGAGCATGTACTATTTATAAAATGTACGATCAATATGTATATATCTATGACAACCACCCACAGTTTATCTCGTTCCATACAAGTGCTGATACTTTTGAAGAGGATAACCTATGAGCAAGATGCAAGCAGAGCTGATTGATCGTATGGGTGATGACCTTACTGTAGTTAACAGTGCTAGGGTTAGCTTTCAAACAGTATCAACAGAGCTGAAAGAGAGAGACAAGAAGTTAATTAAATATCTAGCATCACATGATCACTGGACACCCTTTGCACATGTTCAGTTGTCGTTCAGAGTTAAGGCTCCTAT